CCTTGTAAACCTTGAAACCCTTGTAATCCTCGTTGGCCTTGTAAGCCTTGAATTCCTTGATTACCTAATGAGCCTTGTAAACCTTGTACTCCCTGCATTGTTGCATTGGAGCCTTGTAAACCTTGTGTACCTTGGTTTCCTTGTGTACCTTGTCTGCCTTGTAATCCGCGTTCACCTTGTACACCTTGTGAGCCTTGTACACCTTGTGGACCTAAATCACCTTGTAATCCTTGTATGCCTTGATTACCTTGTGCTCCTTGATTACCTTGTAATCCTTGTCGGCCTTGTAGACCTTGAGTACCTTGAATACCTTGCGTTCCATTAGTAACACTTATAGGAGATTGAACAGCTTGATTTACTTGTTGGGTATTAACAGTAATAGTAATAGCAGCAGGAGGAGTTACAGTGATGCCTTGGGCACCACATACGCACGGGTCTAAGTTACAAGGCATTAGTCAAGAGTCACCTGTTGTGTAGTGAACACCTGACCTTTTATATAGGTCTGTTGAAAATCAGGGTCTGTGGAAAGAGTTGCTTGTAAATCCCAAAACGCTCTTGCTGGCATATATCTAGTTTCAGACTGTGTTAAATCAAGTTGAATAACACTTAAAGCATTAGTTTGAGATACTTTAGTTATTGTAAAAGTTCCATATAAAGCTGGAGCATTAGGATAAGTTCTAATTTGTGCACTAAATGTATAGTTAGTTGTATTAAATGGAAAGTTAAATGTACATGAATATGAATCGCCTTGGTAAAGAACAATGTCGTAGTTTTGAGCTGTAGAAGGTAAAGGGGTTCTGCCGTTTAAATCGTTTGTAATATAAACACGTTCTGGCTTTCTACCATCATCAATTTCTTGTGACATATACACAGGAACAAGTTTATTTGTAATACGAGATATTCTACGCAGTATTCCTATTTCTAGACGCCATAGACCAATATTTAATGCAGAACATAATTGACGGTACTGTTCAGTACGTTGGTCAATTGTTTGAATTAATTGTTGGTAACGTTCAGAACGAGGAATAGTTACTCCATCTGGAGCAAATATATTAATATCAAATGCAGCGTCAGTAGCTAAAGCCCATAAAGCTTCAATAACTGAAAGAATTGCTACCGGGTACTCTTCTACTGCTGGAATAGAGGCTATAGTTATAGCAGAGCCAGTTCCGTCTGTACGATTATGAGAATGTTGTATTACAGCTGTATTGATAAAAATACACAAATCATCGTCTAAAAAGTATCTATTAGAAATTCCTGTTACTTTTATAGTGGCCGCATTAGCGGGAGCTACAGCAAGTGTAATAATTCCAGTTTTTTGTTCAATGGTGTATCCAGCAGGATACGGGATAGCGACTCCAGCAACCAATACTGTGAGGTTGTCTAATTCAACAGGTTTAGCGTTTAAATAAAATCGGGTAGTCGTTCCATCACCAGTGGATGAATATACGAACTGTTTAGCCTCGTCACCGAGTTCTAGACGGACCCTAGAAAGTAGGTCTGCTAGTAGGGCCACAGATTACTCCTCACGCTACCACTAAATCTTGTCAGTTATTACTTAAAAAATCTTTATAAACAAAATAGCGGGCTACAAGAGCCCGCCATCTGTGTAACTCTTTTGTTAAATTACGCCAGCTAAATAGCCTTTTTCTTGTAAATGCGTGGCTACTGCCTTAGTAACTTGGTACTTTTGCCCTGCCTTAAAGCTAAAGTTGTTTCCAGCACCTAAAGTCATGTTTTCAATGTCTTCAACTACTCGAATAACTACTGTGTCATCTTGGGTTGACATCTTTGTGATGTCTTCAACAATGACAGTTGCTACTGACGGTTTTGTTGCATCAATAACTTCAGTTTCCAATTTGATTTGGGCTTCTACAGTTGCTAATGACATTTCTGTAGCACGTTGTGACTGCTCTTCTGCAAATTGCTTTTGAAGAGCTTCTTTCTGACGTCCGGTGAAATCATTTACCTTTGCCACTTTTGTATCCTCCGTATTAATATCTGTTGTTTGTGTTGGGAGCGGTTTTTTGAACCGCCCCCAACGAAATTACTTATTAGTTGGTTTCTGCAATAACTACAGATTGGTCAGTGATTAGACCAAGTCCGAAGATTGAGTACCAAGCTAATGCGTGTTCACGACCGAAGTCTAGAATTCCGCCATCGCGTAGTTCTACTGGAAGTGAGATTGCGTGACCGAATGCGTTATCTCCAATGAAGATTGCGCTGTAGCGGTCTGAGCCACCGTTACCTGTGTATGTAGCTGGGGTTGTGTAACCTCCACCTGCAGTTACTGTTGGGTTAGCAACAGCTGTATCTGTAGTGTAAGAAGTTCCTGCGCCACCAACAACTTTGAGAACCTGTGTGGTTTCAATGAATACACAGTCGTATAGACGGCCGATTTCACCAAGCATGAAGTTACCTGGAGCAGCGTACTTCGTTACTTCGATGAATTCAGGCATGTCGCGTAGACGACGTGATTGATGTGGATGAACAAACGCAACATAGGTTTCGCCTAATCTTGGAATGTTCTTGGTTGATAGGGTTTCTACTGCATCCTTGATTGTGTGAGGAGTTAAGTGGAAAGCGCCTGTCATAGTTGCACGGCTTGAACCTGTTGTTCCGTATGCATACCAGTTGTTTACAGCTGATAGTGCGGAACGGTCTTCACCGTAAACTGTTGAGGTTGCGCTATACAGAGTATCGCGGCTCAATTGGTCTAGGTAAATTGCCATGTTACGTCCAAGAAGACGTGAGGCAGAAGCCATTACGTCATCGAAGGATGCATTCAATAACAATTCTGAAACTGCTAATGCATAGCCGTGTTCAGATACTGTGATTGAGAATTGTTGTGCTGTTAATGCGTTTGTTTGCATACGTACACCTTCAACTAAGGAACTTGCGAATCCTAAGTTGTTGTAACGCATGAAATTGATTTGTAAACCAGGTGCTACACCAAGTTCAGTTTTTTTAACTGCAAATTGTTCAAAGCGAAGGATAGGCATTGCTTGGAACAAGATTTCCTTGGACCAAATTGTCTGAATCGCTTGAGTCAATTGGGTGTTTGTACCTGAGTACGCTGTTGGGGATGCGGCGAGATTGCCGGTACCCGTAATACCAGATGCCATTTAGATTGGACTCCTTGTTAGTTTTGTATTTGTGGGTTTAGCCGAACAGTCCGCGCGTTTTGCCTTGAGCACTTGGGCTCAAGAGGCGTTGACGATACTTCGCATATTCTTCCATTGACATAGACGCGATGTCTTGTGCAGAGAACGAACGTTGTTCCGAATTAGTTTCCTTAGGTCCTGCTGGAGGCGTTGTCACACGCGTTCCAGTCATTTCTTTTCGTGCACGTGGCATTGCTGCCTGTGCCGAATCTAAGATGCGTGCTGAGCGTTCTTTCAAACCCTCAATGCTTGCATCTACGTCCTCTTTAGTGCTTCCACTAATGAGGTCAACAAGTTCAGGAATAATATTTTCCCGTTCTTGTTCTAACCGTTGTGAACGGTAAGATTGTAGGTCTGCGAATTGTCTTTCTCTTTCTAATAAAGAAAAAGCTCTTTCGCGTTCTTGCTTTTCAGCTTCTAGCTGTTGGTGCCATTCTTGTTCTTTTACTTTAAGAAGGTCGCGTACTTCAAGTTCTTCTTCAGCTTTTGCTTTTGCTCTAGCTGATTCTTCGGCTTCAATTTCTGCCTTGTTTGCCAATTTTTCTTCGCGGTCCTTTTTTAAGACTTCAAGTTCTTCCTTTAATTTATCAATTTGAGGATAGAGCTTTTCTTTTTCTTGGCTTCTTACTTTTGCCAAATCGTCTTCTGTGTAAAATTTCTTACCTTTTAAATCTGCTACAACTGCTGGTTCTCCAGCGATTGGAGTAGGTACTGCTGATACTGATTCTGCTTCAGCTGCGAAAGCTTCTACATTTACTTCAGTTACTTCTGACATAGTTTATCCTTAGTGTCCTCTGGGTCGTTTTCCGAATTAATAACACATTTGACCAAACGTTTCTATCTATATTTAATTTTGCCTTACAACACGAAATTTTCAGCCTAAAATGCTTATTTTGCCTATTTTTCGTATTCTTCCGGTACTCTTCGTTGTGGAAGTTTTGTACCGTAAGCTTTAGTTACTAACTGTGTCCTTAATGAAGTCTCGCCTAGTTTTGAGGCCATGGCTGCATCATCAAGAGCTGGAGGAGCCATAGGAGCAGATATGCTTGCATCAGCGCCTTTACCAGCACCAGGAGCACCTGCTTCTGGAGGAGGCATGGTTCCTGTTAGTTCCATGATTTCTTGTTCAATTTGAGTTTGTAGAAGTTTTAAAGCACCATCGGCTATTGCGTCGTCTTGAAGTTCTTTACGGATTTCATTTAACTTCTCTGCAGGGAATTCTTCACCTAATACTCGTAAAGCTCCTTCTTTTGATTCCAAACCAAGAGATAACAAAGATTGAATTTCATTAAGAGCGATTAATTTGTCTAATGGGAGTGGTTGTGGAAAATGTACATAAGAACGGTAGGTTAATGGGTCATTAGTGTCTAGTTGAGGTATTTGACCTGGCTTTAGTTCTACGTCAGTATTAGGGTC